GGCGGCGAGCTGGGCCTCCAGTTCGGCGATGCGTTCTTCGGGAGACTTCTCCGGCTCGGGCGTCGGGAGATAGGCGACGCTGACGAGGTATTCGTCGGTCATCTCGGGGCTTCCGAATACGGAGCGACCGTCTTGGCAAGTGATGAGTGTCCTGTCGTCGGAGCGAGTCCAGACGAGGCCGTTGTGATCGGTGTAGGTAGACATGGTTTAGAAGTAGGTGATGATTACAGCGTAGCCGTTTGCACCATTGCCGCCCTTGCCGCTATTAAATCCATCATTAGAAGCACCACCGCCGCCGCCTCCTCCTCCAGGCCATCCGCCGTTGGCTCCGTCGCCGCCCGGGAAACCAGAACGATACGCTCCGCCGCCGCCGCCTGTTCCTGCGTATCTCAACTGACTGGTTTCAGTAAAGCCAGCAGTTGCAGCAACTCCTGTTGTAGTGCCACCAGAACCACCAGAAATGATAGCGATTAATCCCGCTTCACCTGTATTCATGTATCCTCCATTACCTCCCAATGTTGAATTAGTTGTGTTAGCAATCTGACCCGCTCCACCTCCGCCTCCAGTTGGTGCAACTAATGCAGCAAATTGTCCTCCTAAACCGTTTGTAGTGCTTGTGTTGCCACCGCCTCCGATAGCAGATGTAAGAGAAATAGAGTATGCAGAAATGCTACCAGCGTTGGAATTTTTTCCTCCAGAAGCCCTGAAGGATGAGAATGTCGTTTGTCCACCAGCAACACCAATCAAAATGGTTCCATTTGTCGTTCTTGCGAGTGCTCCAGAGCCACCAGAGCCGATTACAACGCTTTGAGTAGAATTAAGCGAGTCGGCAGAAATTCGATTGTAATAAAATGTTCCCCCTCCTCCTCCGTTTCCACCAGCCCTGTTTGTGGTAGTCGGTTGCCTTGCTCCAGAAGCACCGCCGCCTCCACCGCCGAATAAGTAAATATCAACAAGTTTTGCACCGGCAGGCTTCGTCCAAGTGAACGTGCCGCTCGACGTCGGGCCACCGAAGGTCTGAATGTCCACGCCACCACCGCCACCCCCGCCGCCAGCGTTAGCGATGACGAATGCCGTCGTGGCGATCTGCGTGGTGTTCGTGCCCAGGCTTGCCGTCGGCGCGGTCGGAACTCCCGTCAGGGCCGGGCTTGCCAGCGGCGCGTAATTTGCGGCAACGCCAGAGCTGGTGGCATAACCAAGCGAAGTGACCCAAGACTCCGTAGCCACCGAGACATAAGTATTATTTACGACTGATCGGAGTTTACCAAGCGACGGTTGATACCAAATCGATCCATCGGTAAACCCGGACGGTTCGGGAAAACCTTGTACGCCGACCGAGAAGATGCCCGCAACAAAAACGTCGCTGGTAAAGTTTGCTGGGGTGTTTAGAGGGGCGTACTCAGACAGGTCGATGGACAGGTCGCCCGAGCTGACGGCCAGAGGCGATGTGACGCTGGTGATGTACGACGATCCGCCGCCCGAGACGATATCCCAGGCACCGTCCTTTCGGGCATATTGCTGGCCGTCCGAGGGAGCATCGCCGATGAACCCTGACGGATTGGATAGCGGATAATATGTGGAAGCCGCCAAGGCGTCCGTAAGATAACCCTGAGAGGTGACCCACGACTCCGTGGCGTAGCCCGTGAGTGCCGAAGAGGTGAGGTAGCCCTGACCCTTGACGAAAGCCGTCGTGGCGATGGACGTATCGTTGTCCGAAAGATTAGGCGTGACCGACTGAGGGTTGCCCGTGAAGTGAGGCGAATTGGTCGGCGCGTAGTCGAAGTCCTTCACCCACTCGGTCGTTGCGATCCTCGTAGAGTCTGTTCCAGGCGAGGGCGTCGGAGCGAATACGTTCCCGGTAAAGGTCGCACCAGAAAGTTGCGCGTAGTCCGACATCCCAGCGATGGTCTGGTAAGTCGCCGCCGCCGTCGAGCTGAGTAGGTAGGGCGTGAGGGCCGAGGACGTGATGTAGCCCGCAGGGTTGGTCGTGCTATACTTGCCGTCGAGGGCGGACTGGAGGTCGGTCTGGCTGGAGAGAGTGCCGGTGATGCTACCCCACGTCGTCGCCCCGGGAGGGCCGGGGTAGGCGGTCGTCTGGATGGTCGCATCAGGGAAGACGATGCCCTGCGAGGGCTGGATCGTGAACTGCCCATAGCCGGGTTGGCTGAGTGTCAGGAAGGTCGCACCGAGGTTGGCGACGTTCAAGCCGGAGCCTTGGATGGTCAGGGCGGCGAAGGTCGGAGAGTTCAGCGAACCCAGGCCGAGGTTGTCCCGCGCCGTGGCAAAGTTCGTAAGCGAGCCGAGATTGTCGGCCTTGGTAAGATATGGCGTAAGAGCCGAAGAGGTGATGTATCCTTGCGAAGTAACCCACGACTCAGTCGCATAGCCCGCCAAGGCCGCGCTGGTGATAAAACCAGACGGATTGGTCTGGAGGTAATAGGTAGCAGCCGCCGAGCTGATGGTCAGGTACGGCGTCAGCGCGGCGGAGGTGATGAAGCCCGAAGGGTTGCTGGTGCTGTACTTGCCATCAAGGGCGGACTGAAGGTCCGTCTGATTGGCCAGACTGCCGCCGATGTCGCCCCAGACCACCGTGTTTGCGTCGTCAATCCAATGGGTGTTGTAATTGACACCATCAATCTTGGCGAGAATCTGCCCCGCCGTTCCGCCGGCAGGTACGCCGACGCCGGGGGTTCCAGGCGTCCCGGGGGTGCCCTGCGGTCCTTGGGGGCCTTGGGGTCCGGGGATGGCCACCGAGGCCGTCAGCGTGGCGTTGGCACCAGTAATCGCCGCCAGAACCGCTTCTCCTGCGACGGAGGCGGTCATGTTTGCGCTCGTCGGGATGACTACGGAAAAGCCCATTAGGAGGCGGGATTAGGGGTGATGTTATTGATTACGGTGAGTTGCTGAATGTCCGAGCCGAACGACACGGTGCCGTCAGTCCAGATCACGTCCCAGTTAGCCGTCCCGACGTGCCAGTCGTTGGTATTGGGGTAGTTGCAGGTAAAGGAAAGGCCATCGAGGGCGACGGTCACGGTCAGCGCGTACCTGACATTGCGGGAGTCCATGACCGAGGACTTAACATCGTACCCGAGGAGGTTCGCCGGCCAGCCCGTTTCCGGGGTGTAGGTCACTACGGCGTTGAAAGTGGTGCCTTTCTTGATTGAGGGTACGTTGCAAGACATGGTTCGCCGTTTGGGTTTAGCCGTATGTCAACGCACCCCTAGGGGGGGTCATTCAATCAGGTCGAACAGCCCGATATTGACGATTGTGTAGGTCGTAGGCATCGGGGACAGGGCCTGGTAATCCGGCGGGACGAAAGCGTCCGCCGTGATAGTGTACACTTCGGCAGAGTCGTTGGTCACATCCTCCCCGACAAGAACAGGTTCATACCTGTTGTCGAAGTTCTTAGCCTCCAGATAAAAGTCCGTATCGTCGATCCGCATGGTCAGGTCGGCTGGGAATAGAACCGAATCCCTTCCGCGCTTTAGCAGACCATTCCCTTCGATGGTCTTGAAGGCCATGATGGTGTCTGGGTATACCTCGTTATTGCCATACCTCAACGGGATGCTGTTCTGGATTACGGCACCCCTGAGTTTTGCCCAAGTGCTGAAAGGGCTGTCTCCGATGATGAAGCCCATCAGATTCGGGCGTAGTAGTATTGGGCCGTATCGGTGCCGAGCTTGATGCGGTCGCCCCACAGCGAGCCGGTGACGTACTGGTCGACGGCGAACTGATCGTCGGGCAGCTTGGTAATCTTGGCGAGGATGACATAGGCCAGAGCGTCCGTGTCCGCCGGCGGCTCGGCGTCGAGCGTGTAGATGCGCGGATAGGGGTCGGACTCGGGCGGGCTTCCAGGCGTCTGCTGCGGGAAATCGTTCGTCGTCGGGTCGGGTCCGACGCGCAGGACGACCCAAGTCTCCGTGCCAGCCGCCAGAGCGATTGGAACTTGCGGGATCGTGTCCATGTACACCCATGTCTCCGACACGTCGTCGTAGACGAGCGGCATGAGGTTGTTGATGGTTCCGGGGCAGATGTTGTAAACGGCGTAAGGTTCGCCCTCCGTGGGGAAGATGTACTTGGTGTCCTTGACCTTGAACGGGAAGCACTCGCCATCGCCGTCGTCCTGATTCGCGCAGGAGGCAGGAATAAGGTAACTGTAGTTCAAGGAAGTCCAGTCCGCAGGGCCGATGAACTCTTGGAACCAATCGGTCGTCACGGGGGTGATTTCCTCGAAAGCGTTCAGGTCATTGGAATTGATGATATCAGCCCAGGCTTTTGGCGTCGTGTTCTTGTTCAGGTTGTACGGGTCGTTGGCCTCGTTCAGGTCGTCCTGATTGCAAAGGGTCGTTCCGTTGAACAGGCACGGAATCTGTAGGTCGATAGGGCCAAGGATGTGCTGGTCGATGGTAAGTGAGACTGCGTCGCTTCCGACCACGGTCGATGCCGTCACGATGCCGATGAGCTTGACCGAGTAGCCCCACTTGACCGGGTTGAACCAAGTCGTGTGGCAGTTGCCCCAGTCGCCGGACAGGCCGGTGGACGTGGCGTCATAGCCAGTCATCTTATGGATGTTCGTCTTGTTGACGTACTCGGACGGGCCAGTCTCAGAGAAGATGGCCGACTCGATGGCGTCGCCGGCCTTGAAGATGGAAATCCAAGGCGTCTCGGCGTTCAGCAGTTCGGACTCCGTGTCGTCATTGGACTGGTTGATGTCGAACTTGCTGATCGTGACGTAGTACGTCCCAGGCGAGGTGATGTTGTAATATCCGTTGGTCTCCATCCAGATGGTCGAAGAGTCCGACCCCTGCGTCGCCGTGACGCTTGTGCCGAGGACAGCCGTCTTGAACAGCCAAGCCTGACGCTGGTCGCTGTGACCGCCTAGGCGTACCCGAGGCATATTGCTCTGCGTGAAGTTCACCGTCCCCTTGGCCAGTTTCAGTTTGTTTACGAAGACGCCTGGGCTGACCTCGACGCTGACGACCTCCAACTGGAACTGCTGGTAAAGGTTGGCAGGCTGTCCGTTGCCATTCTGCTGGTATACCTGCTGCGGATTCCCCATCGCAGTTCCACCAGTCCCAGAAAGGAACTGGATGTCGTTGGACATCATCGGTCGGTTCTTGTCCACCGAGCCAGCGAGCTTGTTCAGCGCGGAGGCAGAGATAGGCTGTCCTGCTGCGAACGAGCCGTCGAGCGAACCGCTGTTGAATCCAGAGATGGAACGCATCAGAAGCCTGTGTTCTGCGGATAGATGTCTTTGTCCCAGCCGGAGATGCCAGAGAGCATGAGGTCAGCCGTTACCTTCCAGATTCCGCCGAACTGTTCGACCGAGCAAGAGGTGATCAGGAATCCTCGGTTAATCTTGGCGAGGAATTCAGGGGAATAAATGAATGAGCCGCCGTACATACCCGTGGCAAGACCCTTGTACGAATCGGGCAACTGGTAGAGGTTGCCGTTCGTAATCCAGCCGACGTAAGAAGAATAACCAACGGCGGTCGCCTCATTGTTCACATAGAACAGGCAGCGCAAGGTGTTCGCAGGCTTATAGTAGTTCTTGATGCCGGCCTTGATGTTGATGCTGCCTGGGAATTCCGAAGCGTCCTGATTGGGAAGGAAGCCGACGAACTGCTGGCCTTGCGTCGCTCCACCGCTGGCCACTTTGGGCGTCCAAAGTGCGCGGTTAGGATTGGTGGCTACATTGGCATCCCAACCAGATGCAGGAGGGAATCCTGCGAGCTTATTAGAAAGGGGCGGAAGGCCGGTGGGGCAGAGGACGTCTAGGAAGTTGGGGTGGTGTTCGATAGGCTCGGAAGCCGTCGACCCGGACATGACCACCTGCGTGATCGTCTTGACGCCGCTGTTCACTCCGGGGTCGATGCCGCAGAAGTCGGCGGTCACCGTCAGCACATTGCCCTTGTCGTAGACCATGTTCGCCTTCCAGATTTTCATCTGCTGGAAGTTGCTCGGTGCGCTGGACACCAGGCTTCCGAGGGTGACGCCCTTGGCGAAGACGGTCGTGAAATTGTTCATCTCACTATTGTCCCACTTGAACTTAATCTGGGCCTGGAGCAGGCCGAACCCGTCGGCCTCGACCTGCCAGCCCGGTTGGGCTACCGGCGGGATGAGGCTATCGCCGTAAGGGATGAGGGAAGTGGAGGACATTATCGTGAAAGTTCGTCGGGTGCGCGGGGACTCGGAGCGTCCTTCGGCTTCGTGTTCATGGCGGTTTCTTCGGTCGCCGTGGCGATCCGTTCAAGGGGGGTGAAGGCCACGGCTCCGAAGATGTCGCCGCCGCCCATCTGCTGCATGGTCGACGCCGCGCCGGCCTCGGACATACCGAAGGGGGTCAGGACTTTGCCTTCACCGCTGAGTTGGTCTTCAATCAATGCTTCCGCATCATCACGCTTATCTTCATCGATTTCCTCAAGAACGAATTTCTTGATTTCAGCATTCGTCATGTATTTCGGCGCGGCCTGAATCTTTCGTTTAACCTCGTCCTCCAAGGATTCAAAAGGATTCCAGGCACCTAGGCTGAAGAAGTTGTTGATGGAAAATTGGATTTCTTCGACCATGTCCATGAAACCACCCAAGATGTCGATGAAGATGTTTTTAATCGAACGTCCGATATTGTCGAGGTCTTGGCTCAATCGGCCAAGCGCGGCCGAAGTCTCGTTTCCTGCTTCAAAGTATGTGCTGGATGCGTCCTCTACGGCTTTTGATCCGGCCTTTACCATAGGCAGCAAATCCTTGAAAGAGTCACCGAACATCTTCGTACCGTAGTAAAGCAGCGTGGCTTCGTCCGTGCCGGCAGCGTACGAGTCGGCCAGCATCTTCAACGCTTGCTGGTGATTGAAGGTGCCATTGGCCACCTCGTCCATCCCGACGCCCATCTTGGCTAGGATGTTGGTCAGCTCGCCGCCTTTGATTCGGACTTCGCCCATGCGGCGCGTGAACTCCGTGAAGGCTCCGGCAATGGACTGAAGGCTTACCCCAAACGCAGAAGCGAAACCTTCCATCTTGGAAAGTTCGTTGATGCTTACGCCGGTTTGAATGGAAATACGACGAAGATTCTGGGCGTAGTCTGCCAGTTCCTTTATTTTACCAATGACCGCGCTGATTGCCGCACCGAATGCGTCGACGAAAGCACCGATGACTCCGCCGATAGGGCCACCGAGAAGACTGCCGATTCCCATGCCAGTACCGAGTTGGTTGGCGGTATCTTGGAACGGATTAACGCCGGCCTTGACTGAACCAGAAAGACCGCCGAGTTTCTTGCCGGCGTTGGCAAGACCCTTCTCCAGCTCTTCCATATTTAGACCGATTGTCAGATCAAGGTTGGCCATCGTCGTCAGGTTAGGTTGTTCGCCTTTTTGTAGGCTTCAATACGGGCGTCGAAATTCTCTAAATCTTTCTCCTGCTCCGTGGAAATGATATCAATCTTGGCCCCGTTGTAGATCGCGCTGGCGACCGACATCCAGACGGCCTCGCCCTCCGGCATGGTCCATGCTTCCTCCAGGCTGACTCCATTACGGCAAAGGTTGGAAACGCAGGACAGGGGGAACGGGATATCCTCGTACTTCTTGCCGTTACCCTTGTCTTCCTTCTTCCAGAACTTGGGGTAGGACAAGGACACCTTGATGCATCCGAGGATGGTACCCACGCAGCGCGAGTAGTACTTCTTGTTGATCGCCATGTAGGCGATGTACAGTTTCTCGATATACGACAGGGGACGGGCCATCTCCTCCTTGTCGTAGGTCGACAGAATCCGCGCCGCCATGACGACCTGCACGGGGTCGAACTTCTTATTTGCCGGGTCGAGGAACGGGGACTCGATGGCCTCCAGCGCGACCCTGTGCCGCAGGCAGAAAGGACGAAGCGTCCTGCCGCACACCTTATCTTGGCGGGGCAGGACGGTCGTAGCCTGTAGGTATCGAGCATCCATCTTGGATGCCGCCCTATTAGGCGATCTGCTGGTACTTGACGCCCTTTACGGTGACTTTGCGGAAGTCCTTGTTCGTACCCTTGTCTTCAAGGGACTTCAGAATCCAAGAGATACCGAGGTAGGTAAAGCGCGAACCGAGTTCCGGGGTCTCGCCGGTCTTCAGGACGCCGTCGAGGGTGATTTCCTGAAAGAGGTCGTCTAGGCGGTCGGTGATGACACGGCCTTCTTCGTCCATGACTTCGACGTCGATCTTGAAGCTCTGGGACAGGGAGTCGGACTGGAGGGTCGCATAGGTGACCGTACCGTAAAGTCCGTAAAAGTGAGCTACGCCGTAATCGATTGCTGCCATAGTCGTATGCGTTTAGCCAAGTGTCAAGGAGACGGGGGCATGACGCCCCAGACGGTGTATTCCAGCACGTTGCCGTAGCGACGCTGGCTCATGCCTTCCTCGTCGTTCTCAATCCACAGGT